TATAGTACGATTGAATATCCTTACCCTTTAAAATTTACTGAAAAAACAGATATAGAAGTTAGGGCTAAAGCAGACTCAGCAGGGGGAACGGTTACCGTTTCTGCTGCTTTAGATATGTTATTAATACAAAATAGACCTTATCCTGGGTAATGGCTGAAAGAAAAAGAGCAAAGCCAATACCCAAAACCACAAAAGGTAAAGGAGCCAATTATCGCCCCACCAAAAAGGGTGCAGGCATGACAGCAAAAGGTGTAAGAGCTTATCGTAAAGCTAATCCAGGTTCTAAATTAAAAACAGCCGTAACAGGCAAAGTTAAAAAAGGAAGTGCAGCAGCAAAAAGGCGTAAGTCTTATTGTGCTAGATCACTCGGACAGCTTAAACGCAGTTCAGCAAAAACAAGAAATGATCCTAACTCAAGAATACGTCAAGCAAGACGCAGGTGGAAATGTTAAATGGCAATACCTGACAATGTAAAAAATCCAAGTCTTTACAGCAAGGCTAAGTCTAAAGCAAAAGCCAAGTTTGATGTTTATCCATCAGCGTACGCAAATGCGTACATGGTAAAGGAATACAAAAAAATGGGCGGACAATATAAAGCACAGGGTGGAATTATGGAAAAAAGTCTAAAACCAATACCAAAAGGCAACAAGGGGTTATCCAAGTTACCCAAACAAGTACGCAACGAAATGGGCTTTTTGGCAAATGGTGGCACGGTTAAAAAGGGTGCAGGTGTTAAAAGTTTTATAGCTCGTGGTTGTGGTGCGGTTATGAATAATCGCAGAAAGAAAACCAAGATGCGAGGTTAAATTATGGGCATGAATTCAAAACATTATTTAAAAGATGGCACCGTTTGGAGTGGTTCTTATCATAAAATGCCTAATGGAAAATTACATACCAATAAAAATCATACAAAAACAAGTAAGCCAATTTTTCATTACGGAGATTTGAACAAGCTTGCAAAGAAACGGGCTATGTCACAAAGAGGCAAGTAAATGGCTAAACCAGCAGGCGGATTAAGGCGGTGGTTTAAAGAAGACTGGGTAGACATAGGCTCACCCAAAAAAGGCGGTGGATTTAATAAGTGTGGAAGAAAGTCCACAACAGGATCAAAAAGAAAATATCCCAAATGTGTTCCTAAGTCCAAAGCACAATCAATGAGTAAATCACAAATTAAATCAGCAGTTACAAGAAAAAGATCAAAGAAACAAGGCGTTGGCGGAAAACCAACTAATGTTAAAACTTTTGCAAAAAAAAACAAAAAATAAGGTATCATAAACATTAGCCTTAATTGGCTAAATTTAAACACAGGAGTTTACAATGGGATTTTTATCAAAAGCATTTAAAAAAGTAAAGCCAAAATCAATAGCACGAAAAGCATCGGGTAAAATGGGCAAAGGTCTTTTAGGAAAGGTTGCTTCTAAGGCTGTTTCTAAGTCAAAAAATCAATCAGGCAGAGCAAGAATGCCGTCATCAGGCGGAATTTTTGGCTCATTGCGAAGCTTAAGCAAAGAAAAACCTCAAGCAATGGAAGCTAAACGCACTCCAATGCCTGCAAGAGGAAGAGGTATGTCGGGGTCAAACCAAAGAAAAGTTGCTATGTACAAAGATGGCGGTGGCGTTTGTGCAGGTGCATCAAACAACAGAAGATCAAGACAGGGTGCTGAGATAGTAAGATAATATGGCAGTTTCAGGCTCTAAAAATTTTGAGCTAGATGTAGCTGAATACATAGAAGAAGCATTTGAAAGATGTGGTCTTGAGCTACGCACAGCATACGATTTAAAAACTGCAAAACGCAGTTTGAATTTATTGTTGGCTGAATGGGCTAACCGTGGTCTTAATCAGTGGACTATTTCACAAACATCTATTGCTCTAACACAAGGCACAAGTTCATACAACTTGGATGCAACCAATCCAACGGCTGTTATTGATGTATTAGATGCATTTATCAGAAGAACAACCAATGGAACGCCCAGTGATTTGCAAATGAATCAAATATCAAGAAGCGAATATGCAGCTGTTCCTGATAAAACTGCACAAGGCAGACCATCTCAATATTTTGTAGACAAACAAATTACACCAAAAATTTATCTATACAACACCCCTGAAAACTCAACAGATGTTCTTTATGTAAATAGAATTATGCGTATGGATGATGTAGACGCATCAACCGATACTATGCAAATGCCTTTTAGGTTCTATCCTTGCCTAAGTGCAGGATTGGCTTACTATCTATCCTTAAAAAAAGCTCCTGAAAGAACGGGCATGTTAAAACAACTTTATGAAGAAGAGTTTGAAAGAGCTTTAAGTCAAGACGAAGATAGAGCATCGTTTAGAGCAACCCCTGATACTAGGGCATACGATTACGCATAATGGCATTCGCATCGGAAAAGAATGCGTATGGTATCTGTGATAGATGTGGTTTTAGATACGGTTTAAAAGAACTTAAAAAAGAATGGAATGGTTACAGAACCTGTCCTGAGTGCTATGAACCCAAACACCCACAATTAGAAACAAGAAGAAACTTGGCTGATCCTGAGGCTTTACGCAATCCAAGAGTGGACACAAGCGTAGTGCCAAGCAATTTTACAGTTTATACAAACTGGGATTTGGGTATAATAGGAACAGCACTTACAGTGCCTAATGCTTTAGAATCTGAATTAGGTACAGTTACGGTAACAAACACATGAGTTTTACATTAACAACATTAAAAACAGCTATTCAAGATTATCTTGAAACTGACGAAACCACTTTTGTAAATCAGCTTGATACATTTATTTTACAAGGTGAAGAAAGGATATTTAAAGTAGTACAGCTACCTGATCAAAGAAAAAATGTTTCAGGTAATTTAACGGCAGATCAAAGGTTTTTAAACACACCAACAGATTGGCTTGGTAGTTTTTCTTTAGCGGTTATAGATGGTGGAAATTATACTTATTGCGATTTTAAACATAATTCTTTTATTAAAGAGTATTCTTCAAACACATCTACTAGGGGAAAACCAAAATACTATTCAATATTTGATCAATCAAGTTTTGAAGTGTCACCAGTTCCTGATCAAGCTTATGATGTAGAGCTTCATTATTTAGCAAGACCCAAATCAATTACTGATCCAACTGTAGAATACAATGGTGTCAGTGCTACAACATATTTATCAACTGAGGCTCCTGATACGCTTCTATACGCATGTTTGGTTGAGGGTGCAATATTTTTGAAACTACCTCAAGCAGAGGTTGGTATATTAGATTCTAAATTCAAAGAAGCTTTGGGCAGACTTAAGAACTTAGGTGAAGGCAGAGATACAAGAGATGAAATGAGGTACGATTCGCTTAGAATTAATGTAACTTAATTTTCTTTTTGAGAGGAGAAAAATGAAAAGAATAAAAAAACTTGAAGGCAAGACTGTGGCTATCGTTGGCTTGGGTCGTAGTTGGTTTGACTATAATTTAGCAGCATCTCATGGAGACAACTTTGATGAGGTTTGGGGCATTAATGCTGTAGGCTCTGTTATATATCACGATAGAACCTTTATGATGGACCCACCATCTAGGTTTTTAGACAGCGATGATGCAGGTGGGCAAACCAGTGGTATGACAAGAATGTTAACAAAAGGCGACAAGCCAATTTACACATGTCAACTTGATGAAAGAGCAAAAAACTTAGTGTTATATCCAATTGATGAAATTGTTGGGGATTTGAATTGTTGTTATCTAAATAACACCGTGGCTTATGCTATAGCATTTGCTTTGTGGAATAAAGTTGGATCATTAAAAATATATGGAGTCGATTTTACCTACAAAGGCAACCTACATTTTGCAGAATCAGGCAGGGCTTGTGTAGAGTTTTGGCTATCTAAATGCATGCATGCAGGCATGGAAGTAGGTGTTGCCAGTTCTTCTACGCTATTAGATACAAATGTAGAAACTCGTGAAAAACTTTATGGCTATCATAGATTGGCAGACCCATTAGTGCCTTTAATGGATGGCGATAAAATGGTTGTAAAAAAAATGAGCGAGCTTACAGTAAACAGAATGCCAATAGAACCACAGCTTATTGGTAGACATGATGATAAAACAGACCCAGTTGAACCAAAGGAGTGGTAAATGATTGATGATACAACTTTAACTAATCTTGGAAGTATTGAGGTACACACCACAACAGAGGGTGGTCATCCAGTAGAATTTTGGGCAAAAAGGTGCATTGAAAGAATTATTGCGGTAAGCGATGAAGCACCTGAAGATGTAAAAAACCAAGTCAATGAGTTTAAAAACAATATTGAAAAAGTTATTGAACTATATATGCAAAATGCTATAAAAAGTGATAGGATTACCATTAATAACAAATTAGAAAAAGCAGGTCACAAGGAGTCTGCTGATTTAATTAGGAAACTATAATTATGGCAATTACATCAACACTTACAACAAGTTTTAAAAAACAATTACTCGAAGGAGTACATAATTTTAAAGCCAGTGGAGGCAACACCTTTAAATTAGCACTGTATACTTCATCAGCAACTTTGGGAGCTACAACAACAGCTTTTACTACAACTGGTCAAGCTTCAGGAACTAACTACACATCAGGTGGTGCTAACTTAACCAATGTTAATCCAACATCTTCAGGCACAACAGCTTTTACAGATTTTGCTGATTTAACTTTTGGTACAGCTACAATTACAGCAAGGGGTTGTATGATCTACAATTCTTCAGCAACAAATGCATCAGTAGCTACCATAGATTTTGGTGGAGATAAAACATCCACAGCAGGTGACTTTACAATTGTATTCCCTGCGGCAGCTTCATCTACAGCTATTATCCGAATCGCTTAATAGCAATGAAACATGCCATACGCAAAGTTTCAGTTTAAAGCAGGAATTAATAGAGAAGGAACCGATTACACAAACGCAGGCGGATGGTTCAATGCGTCTTTAATTAGGTTTAGAAAAGGTTTTGTTGAAAAATTAGGTGGGTGGGTCAAAAACTCAGCTAATTCTTTTCTCGGAACCTGTAGAAATTTATTTGCATGGATTTCTATTTCAGGCACTAAATTTTTATTTCTTGGCACTCACCTTAAATCTTATGTAAAAGAAGGTGATAATTTTTATGATGTCACCCCAATTAGATTAACAACAAGTGCAGGCGATGTAACATTTTCTGCAACCGATGGTGATGCTACTATCACTGTGAGTGATACAGCACATGGTGCGGTGCAAAATGATTTTGTCACTTTTTCAGGAGCGGTTAGTCTTGGTGGCAACATTACTGATACTGTACTCAATCAAGAATATCAAATAACAAACATTGTCGATGCTAACTCTTATTTAATTGAAGCCAAAGATACAAGTGGCGATCCTGTTTTAGCAAACTCAAGTGACACAGGTAATGGGGGCAGTAGCGTAGTAGGTGCTTACCAACTTAATACTGGGCTAGATAATTTTGTATCATCAACTGGTTGGGGTGTTAATGCTTGGGGTTCAGGTGCATATGGGTCTGCGAGTTCTTTAACTTTCACCAATCAACTTAGACTATGGTCGTCTGATAATTTTGGCGAAGATTTAATTTTAAATCCAAGAGGCGGTGGCATTTTTTATTGGGATTCTTCAGGAGGCACATCTGCAAGAGCCGTAAATATTACATCTTTATCAGGAGCAAACTTAGCTCCTACCGTTGGTTTACAAACCATTGTTTCCGAAACAGATAGACATGTGTTTGTTTTAGGTGCTGATCCTATTGATGGTGCAGGCACAGCTAGAACAGGTTCAATTGATCCTATGCTTATTGCTTTTTCTGATCAAGAAAGCGTAACTGAGTGGGAGCCATTAACAACCAATACCGCAGGCTCGGTAAGACTGTCTGTGGGTAGTGAGATTATTGGTGGGATAAGATCAAGGCAAGAAACTCTTGTGTGGACTGATTCAGCTTTGTATTCGATACAATTTGTTGGACCCCCTTTAACTTTTGCAGTCAACTTAATCAATCAAGGTGTGGGTATGATCGCACCTAATGCTTGTATCAATGCACCGAATGGCGTTTACTGGATGGCTGAAGATGGTTTCTATCGTTACAACGGTAGTGTACAAAGACTTGAATGCACTGTCTTAAGTTATGTGCAAGAAAACTTA